GTGGTGACGAAACCATTGAATCGCTAAAGGCCAAGCTGTCAGAGTTTCGAGACAACAACATTAACCTGACGAAAAAGCTGGCAGAAGTCGAGGGCATTGGCGAACAGTTTAACGCATTCAAAAAGCAGTTTGAGGGCATCGACCCCGAACAAGTGAAATCAATACAAGAAACACAGCGGAAAATCACTGAGAAAGAATTAATCGACCGTGGTGAAATCGAAACCGTGTTTTCTGGCCGTGTCGAAGTGCTGAAAAGCGATTTCAACGGCAAACTGAGTGCGAAAGACGCCGAACTTGAAAGACTAAAGGGCGAATTGTACAAGGTAAACAAGCGGATAAACATCGACAGCGCGGCGGCTAAGTCATTGGCAGAAAACAAAATTAACCCTGTTTTGCATGACGCGGTTTATTCAATGATTAAAGACAAATTCACGCTGGCAGACGATGGCGCGGTTGTTGCTTATGACGACAAAGGCCAGATTTTGCACGGCGCAGATGGCGGAAACTTGACCATCGCGGGCTTTGTGGCTGGGCTTGATGGGTATTACAAGACCCCAAGCAGCGGCGGCGGGTCGCGTGGAAATGATGGCGGTGGCGGTGGTGGGGGTGAAAATCTTAACAGCCGCGATAATATCCGCGCAGGGCTTGGCGATTTATAGCGCTTGACCCCGATCATTTTTTTCGCTATATAAAGGGAATACAAAGGGCGCGCGGTGTGCGCCTACCTATCAGCGGCGTTGATGGGAAAGTAAATTAATCATTTATTTTTCAGCGCCGCCTATGGTGTCTGGAATCACAGAAAAAAGGTGAATTATCATGGCATCATTAACATTAGCAGAAGCGCAAAAACGCATTTCAAACCAGCTTATCAAAGGCGTTGTTCAGGACGTTCTGACAACAAACCCAATGTGGAACATGCTGCCGTGGATAGGCTACGAGGGCGCAGCGGTTGGCATTAACCGTGAGGATACTGGCGGCGACGCACAGAACTTGGCAGTCGGCGGCACTATCACGGCAAAGGGCGCACAGTCTACCGTGCTGGACTACCACACAGCGGTTACCACCATCGGTGACGTTGAAATGAACGGCCTTGTTAAAATGCAGGGTTCAATGGCTGACCTGTTGGCCGATGAAATTTCAAGCAAAGCCAAAGCTGTTGGCCGTCTGTTGCAGACTGGCATGGCCACAGGCACAGGCACAAGCCCACAGTTAAACTCTTTTCATTCATTGTGCGATGCGAGCCAATTCACAACCGCCAGCGCTGGTCAGGCAATTTCTTTTGAATTGTTGGACGAGGGTCTTGACCTTGTAAAAGCCAAAGATGGCGAAGTTGATTACATCGTTATGCACGGTCGCACTTTGCGCGCATACCGCGCATTGGTTCGCGCACTTGGCGGCGTGAATGAAACTGTCGTTTTCGATATGGGCAACGGCCGCAAGCGTAACGTAGACGTTTACAACAACATTCCAATTTTCCAGAACGACTATCTTTCTGTCACTGAAACAGCAAACGGCGCGGCGCTTACCACTGGCGCGTTGACGTCTGTTTATTGCGGCACGTTCGATGACGGTTCAAAGAAAGTTGGTTCGGGCATGATTTACCCAGCTGGCGCGTCAGTAGGCTTTGACGTTGAATCAATCGGCAAGTCAGAAACCAAGGACGACGAAATCTGGCGCGTGAAGTCATATTCAAACTTTGTGAACTTCAACCGCCGTGGCTTGGCGCGTATCACTTCAATCAACAACTAGAATTGACACGTTGAAATAGAAGTAATAGGGGCGCACTTAGCGCCCTTTTTCAAATCAAAAATAGGAAATCAGACGATGAAAATTCAACTGGTACGCGACCCACGCTACAAAGCGCGCGGCGGCTGTCATTACGGCATCGAATTTGACGAAAACGATCAGGCAGAAGTTGACGAAAAACTTGTTGGCAGCTTGTTAGATGCTGGAAAGGTCATTGATAAAACAGAAACGAAAAAGGCGAAAGCTAAAATCGTTATCAATAAAGTTTAAGGAGTGCGCGCGATGTTGATCAACGGAAAGCCAGTAGACAGCAAGAACGCATTGCCAGCAGCGTTGACAGATTACGCTGGACTTTCGGCGCACAATACGATTTTCGGCGAGGCTACCGTTGGCTTTCGGCGTGACTACATTAGCGCAAACTTTAACTGGGGCGTTTCGACCCGTGACGGCGTAAAGACCACAACAGGCACAGGCGCTATTGGAAAGACGGCAGACCCAGCACAGGCGTCACTGGCATCGTTTAGCACTGGTGTTGGCGTTGGTTCTGCAGAATACATTACGCTGGATTCAATACGATACCGCGCTGGTCACGAAGTTGTTTCAAATTTCACAGCGGCCTTTGAAAATCCCCAAGCTGGCGTTGATTCAAAAATAGGTTTGGCTGACGCAAACAACCGTTTGGGCATTGGTTTTCAGGGCACTGTTTTTGGTATCTGGTACAAGAACGGCGGCACTGAAGCTTTCATACCGCAATCAGAATGGAACGGCAACCAGCTGAACGGCACAGCAGACCGTGACGAATTTTTGATTGATACGGCTGGCACGAACATTTTCAAAGTGCAGTTTGGGTATTTAGGCATCGCGCCAATTATCTTTTCGATGTATTGCGGTTTCAACATTGGCTGGCAAGTCTTGCATGTAATTGATCTCACGAACAAAAGCCCAGCAATTACGCATATTAGTAACCCGTTTTTGAAACTACAGGCCAAGATTCAACGCGCCAGCGGCAGCGGAACAGATGCGCGGGTTTTAACTGGTTCATGGCGCGGCGGTGTTATTGGTTCAGATAGCGAAGATAATTCAAGCGACCGCTGGAACGTGTACAGCGTGACGGGCGTCACATTAGCGACAGGTAGAAACAACATTTTTACGCTGAAAAACATTGGCACGTTCAATGGCACGGCCAACGCAATCAGGGTACAGATGGCCATCGTTTCAATCGTTGTTGACGGCAACAAGTCTGTCGAGTTTCGGGCAACGAAAAACGCTGTCGTTGCTGGTTCTTATGCAGACGTCGACACGGCGAACAGCGTGGTACAGGTTCTTGTTGGTGGCGCAGCGCCCACAAACGGCGTTATCGGTGCGGGCACTGTTTACGGAAAAGTTTCATCGCGCCGTGATGACGTTCGAGGCACTGGATTTTACATGCGACCGAACGAAACATTGACCTTTGAAGCGGTGCCAGAGGGCGCATTTACTGGCACGGTTTCGCTTTCGGTTCGTTGGATTGAGGAGTTTTAAATGGCGGTTATAATCGGCACAGATTCATACGCAGACGAGGCGGCGCTTTCCGCATACGCGGCGGCCAGAGGGCTGACGATTGCAGGCGACCAGACACAGCTTTTATTGCGCGCAATGGATTTTATCGAATCGAGAAGTTTTGTCGGAACCAAAGCGACCAAGGCGCAGCCGCTACAATGGCCGCGTGATGGCGTAACAATAGATGGCTGGGAAGTGGCAAGCGATGAAGTGCCCGCAAAACTGGCAAAAGCCCAGATTGAAATTGCGCTTTCTATTGACGCGGCAAGCGACCCAATGGCCACAGAGGGCAGGGCTATTTCATCGACCAGCGTTGGGTCGGTGTCGGTCACTTACGCAGACAAAAGCGAGGTATCGCGGCCAAAGATTGACGCGGCGCTTGCTGGCTTGGTTCGTGAGGGCATCGAGGTAGTCTTTATATGAACTATGAAGAATTGGCAGCGATAGCGCGGGGCGTTTTGCGTGACATGGGCGCACAATTCACGCTGTCGCGCGAATCAGGCGGGGCTTATAACCCTACCACTGGTATCGAAGTGCCTGTTGTCACGACTTACACTGGCGCGGGCGTGTGGGGCGTTTACAATCAGCAGCAATACAACGATCAAATCCAGTCTGGTGACGTATTGCTGACGCTTGAGGCTACCACCACAGAACCAAAGATTGGTGACAAAGTGGCAGGGTATAAGGTTGTGAACGTCATTAAAACCGCGCCAGATGGCGCAACGGCGGTGATTTATGAACTTCAGTGCAGACATTAAAAAGGCCGCGAAAGCGATGGGAAAAGACGCCGATGAAGTGCTTGCCGCGAACGTGCTGAAAATGGCTGGCAAAATTATCAAGGCAACGCCCGCGCTAACAGGCACAGCAAGAAACAACTGGTTTTTTAGTATTGACACCGAGGCAAGCGGCGAGCGAGTTGGCAAAAAGCCAGCGCCAGACGCACACGCTAATGCGGTTGATACGGCAACGAAATTTTCGTTCGGTCATGTTTTTTACATTATAAATCGAGTGCCATACGTCAGGCACCTTGAGAACGGAACCCCAAAAATGAAACCGTTCGGCATGATTAAAAGCGCGCTGGACGACTTGCAAGAGTCTTTGAAAAAATACAGGTGATTTGAATGGCAACGCATTATTCGGATATTTCAGCGGCATTAGACGGGCGGCTTGACGCGCTGGGTGAGTTGGTCGCGTGGGAAAATCGACACTTTGAAGCGCCGACAGATGACACACTATTTTTGCGGCAAACTAATCTTGCTGGCGATACGGTGCAAGCTGAACTTGGCACGAATGGCCAAGATTTTTCTATTGGAATTTATCAGGTAGATATAATCGGCACGTTCGGCAAAGGTAAAGCGCCACTTTATGCCCTGTCAGACGCCGTATGCGATCACTTTGCGCGCGGGCAGGTAATGACATACAACGGAATCAAAGTGCGGGTGCGCGGCAACAAGCGCGGCGCAATGATCACAGACGAACAACAGGCGATGATACCTGTTGAAATTTTCTATGAAGCGTACACAGCCGCACGATAGCTTTTGGCAGTTTTTGCGGTATTATGAATAAAATCAATCGAGGATACGACAATGGCAAAAGCAGTCGGCGCACAACATGAAGCGGATTTCATCGCGGAATCAGTTTTTGGCACGACCCCAACGACCCCAGCAATGACACCAATTCGCCACACTGGTTTCACTTTGGGCTTAACTAAATCAGCAATCCAAAGCGCAGAATTACGCGCAGACCGTCAGATTTCTGACTTGCGGCATGGCAATAAATCGGTCGCGGGCGATATTTCTGGCGAGTTTATTTATGGCAGCTTTGATGAATTTCTTGCCGCTGCAACTGGCGGTTCGTGGGCTACTGGCGTTCCCATTGCTGGAACAGACCAGTTAAAGGTTGGCGAAGTTTTGACCAGCTTTACAATTCGCCGCTGGTTCAGCGACATTAATGCGTATGAAGTTTTCACTGGCGTTCGCATGAGCGGGTTTAGTCTATCCGTGCAGCCAGACGCCGTGGCCAGCATTTCTTTTAATTGCGTTGGCAAAGACAAGACCGCCGTGAACATTTCGGGCGCGACCCAAAACGCTGTTGATACCAATTCGCCTTTGACTGGCCACGAAATTGGCACAATCAAGGAGGGCGGTGTGGCTTACGCGGGTATGACTGGCATCGAATTGTCACTGGCCAACGGTGTCGAATCAGCTTTTGAACTTGGCAGCGATACCACAGGCGACCACATCATAGGCCGCAGCAACGTGACTGGCACGGTAACAGCCTATTTCACCAGCGCGACATTGCTGAATAAGTTTATCAACGAAACTGAATCGAGCCTTGAATTTACGCTGACCGATTTGGACGGGAACGCCGTTCGGGTTTT